AACATAAGGAGAAATAATATGCCTGAACTAGCAGAAGTAGAAACACCAAAAAACGCAGGGTTTGTAAATCGTGGTGTCAACTATGAAACAAGACGCAAACGTTTGGAAGAACAAGAAGAGGAGTTAAAAAAACTTGAGTCTGGAGAATCAGTCGAAGAAGAAGTTACCGAAGAGGAAAAGGCCGATACAGAAGTTAAAGAAGAAACGTTATCTCCAGAAGAAAGATCATTTAAAAAGCGTTATGGTGATCTGCGTAGACACCTACAGCAAAAAGAAAAAGACTGGGAAGAAAAATTCCAAAGCTTAGAAAACAGGGTTAACAGGGAAGGTATAGTACCACCAAAATCTGATGAAGATATTGAACAGTGGGCAAAACAATATCCAGACGTTGCAGGAATTGTAGAAACTATTGCAGCTAAAAAAGCTCAAGAAATGTTTAACAAAGCAGACGAACGTCTACGAGAGATTGATGAAGTGCAGTATGAAGCACAAAGAATGAAAGCAGAGTCTGAGATTCAAAAAGCTCACTCTGATTTTATTGATCTTCGTAACTCTGATGAGTTTCATGACTGGGCAGATGCACAACCTAAGTGGGTTCGTGATGCTCTTTATGAAAACTCTGATGATCCCGCATCGGTTATTCGTGTTATTGATTTATACAAATCAGATAAGGGAATGACTAAAAATGCAAGGAAAGAGAAAAGTAGAGCTGCAGCATCCGTTGTTAGTAAGTCTAATAAAGCTCAAGTTTCTGCAGATGAGTCTGAAGGACAGCTTAGAGAATCTCAAGTTGCTAAGATGTCAGACAAAGAGTTTGAAAAACGAGCTGAAGAAATAAATGAAGCTATCCGTAGTGGTAAATTTATTTATGATATATCTGGTTCCGCCAGATAAACTGTTGACAAATAAAAAGTTAACAGTATAACTAAAGACATATGACAGAAGCCTCGAAAGACTACCTTCTGTCAAGTCTATTTCTAAAAAGTCTAAACGAATAAGAATTACCTGTTCAAGTACAGGCCCAAGTATTATTAGCTACAATACTTGCACCCTAGAAAAAGAACGGCCCCTTGTAGGTGTTTAGCTTTCTAACCAAAGCCAAATATCAGGAGGATTTTATCATGGCTTTTACATCCGCAGGTGGACACGGTAATCTACCTAACGGTAACTTTTCCTCTGTAATTTATTCTAAAAAAGTGCAACTTGGTCTGCGTAAGACTACTGTTGTAGGTGACATCACCAACTCAGAATATTTCGGAGAGATTGCCGCCCAAGGGGATACCGTCCGCATTATTAAAGAACCTGAGATTTCAGTGGCATCATATGCCCGTGGAACTCAGATCACACCACAAGATCTTGATGACGAGGATTTTTCTCTTGTTATCGACAAAAGTAACTACTTTGCTTTTAAAGTCGATGATATTGAGGAAGCTCACTCACACGTCAACTTTATGGATCTTGCTACTAATCGTGCAGCATATCGTTTGGCTGACCAACATGACCAAGAAGTTCTTGGGTATTTGTCTGGTTATTCACAGTCATCTCTGCACTCACAAGCAGACACAGTAAACACTACCGTAAACGGTACTAAAGCTGTTTCAACTGCTGGTTCAGATGAATTGCTTTCAAGCATGAAACTAAACAAAGGTGACTTTGGAAACATCACAACAGCTTCTGCTGGTGATCACTCCATTCCACTTGCAGCACGTTTGCCAGGTGCAACTGCACTTCCAACTGCTACAGCTTCACCAGCAATGGTTGTTGCTCGTATGGCTCGTTTGCTTGATCAACAACAAGTAGACAAGACAGATCGTTGGCTTGTAGTTGACCCAGTATTTATGGAACTTCTTGCTGATGAAGATTCACGATTCTTCAACGCAGATTTCGGTGAATCAGGGGGTATTCGCAATGGGCTTTCTGTTGCAAACTTTCACGGTTTCCGTGTCTACTCATCTAGCAATTTGCCATCTGTAGGTACAGGTCCAGGTACAACTGGTTCTGCAAACCAAAACAGTAACTATGGTGTTATTGTTGCTGGTCATTCGTCTGCTGTTGCTACTGCAGAGCAGATTAACAAAACAGAAACATATCGTGATCCTGACAGCTTTGCTGACATCGTTCGTGGTATGCATCTATACGGTCGTAAGATTCTTCGCCCAGAAGCAATTGTTACTGCCAAGTATAACGCAGCGTAAGGGGAGATTAGACAATGACTCTAAGTGGTATTCGTAAAATCTCAGTAGAACTAAATGCTACAGATCTATCATCTGGTGCAAACACAGTTGCTACATTTCCAGCGCAAACAGTTATTCTAGCTGCTGGCGTTGAAGTCACAGAAGCACTGGCTGGTGCAACTGCCTTGACATTCGACATTGGTACAGGTCTTGATGACGATGAGTTTGTTGCAGCATATGCAATGGCCTCTAAGTCAGCAGGTGACGTTGCCCCATCCCTACCAGGGATTGCATACGTTGGTGCAGAAGACACTCTTGACCTAACTGTTGACACCTTGACAGGTACAGCTACTGCAGGTAAACTGCGTGTATGGGCCTTGGTCATGGATGTTGATGGTAAAGGTGCAGCAGAAGTAGATCGTGATCTGCTTGCATAAACAATCTTTGGGGCTGGCTAAATGCTGGCCCCATTGCACTTATTAAAAAGGAACACCTTTATGGCAATTACTACAGCAATGTGCAACAGCTTCAAGCAAGAGCTTCTTGGAGGTGTTCATGATTTAGATACAGATAGTTTAAAAGTAGCTCTAATTAAAGCTTCTCCCACTGGTACATACGGTGCGGCAACAACTAATTACTCAGATGTAACAGGTAATTCAGATGAAGCATCGGGTACTAATTATACTGCAGGTGGTCAAGTTCTTGACTCTGCTACCATTACCTTATCTGGTTCAACAGCTTTTGTTGATTTTGCAGATGAAGTTTTTTCTAACTTGACTATTTCTGCAGATGGAGCTATTATTTACAACAGTTCACAATCTAATAAAGCTATTGCAGTGTTTGACTTTGGATCTACGGTAAGTTCTACTTCTGGTGATTTTACTATTGTATTTCCCGATGCTGACGCATCAAACGCAGTTATTCGAATTAGCTAGTAAGGATATAAACAGTGGCGTTTATATTAAAAGACCGTGTTAAAGAAACTACGACTAGTACAGGTACAGGTGCTATAAGTTTAGCTGGTGCTACTGATACATTTGACAGGTTTCAAGACTATATGTCAAATGCAGATACCACGTACTATGCTATTATTCACACTGGTTCTGGGGTAGATGAGTGGGAAGTAGGTTTAGCTACTTGGAACACTGGTAATACTCTTACACGCACAACTGTTCTTTCTGGTTCTAATGGAACCTCTGCTGTAAATTTTTCTGCTGGTACTAAAAATGTGTTTATGACATATCCAGCAGATAAAGCTGTTATTGAAGATGCAAGTAATAATATTACTGTTGGTAATAATATTGTTGTTGGTGGTACTGTAGATGGTCGTGACATTGCTACAGATGGTAGTAAACTAGATGGTATTGAATCTGGGGCTACTGCAGATCAAACTGCTGCTGAAATTAGAACATTAGTTGAATCTGCAAGCGACAGTAACGTATTTACAGATGCAGATCATACAAAGCTTAACAATATTGAAGCTGGAGCAGAGGTAAACGATCCTGCTTTTAAAACAATTTCAGTATCAGGGCAGTCAAATGTAGTTGCGGATGCTGACGCAGATACACTTACTCTTGCGGCTGGTTCTAATGTTACAATCACAACCAATGCAAGTACAGACACAGTTACTATTGCTTCAACGGACACCAATACGGTTCCTAACAATGCTACGATTACAATATCTGCTGGAAATGCTCTCACTGGTGGTGGTAATTTTACAACAGACCAATCGTCAAATGAAACAATTACAATTAATCACCAGGATACTTCTACTCAAGCTTCTGTAAACAATAGTGGAAGAACCTATATTCAAGATATTACGTTAGACACGTATGGTCACGTTACGGGAATATCTTCTGCAACAGAAACGGTTACTGACACCAACACGAATCAACTTACTACTTTTGTACTTGAAGATGGCGACGGTACAGAGGTCACGATCAGCCACGGCAAGGAAGTTAAGTTTGTTGAGGGTGGTGGTATTGATATTAACTGGACAGATACCTCAACTGGTTCTGATGGTGATCCATACGATCTAACTTTTACTCATGCAGATACATCTTCACAAGCATCTTTAAACAATAGTAATGGCACTGTTATTCAGGATGTAACTCTTGATGGTTATGGTCACGTTACAGCTTTAGGTACTGTTAATCTTGACAGTCGTTATTATACAGAAACAGAAGCTGACTCAAGATTTTTATTAGACAGTGAACTTACTGATTTAGCTGCAGTAAAAGCTATAGATCAAGGCTTAACTACATCTTCAAATGTTCAGTTTAATAATATTACTGTTGATGGTAATCTTACTGTAGGTGGTACAACTACTACAATTAATAGTACAACTGTTACGGTTGATGATCCCATATTTACTTTGGGTGGTGATACAGCACCAGCATCAGATGATAACAAAGACCGTGGTATAGAGTTCCGTTGGCACAATGGTTCAGCAGCTAAAATAGGTTTCTTTGGTTTTGATGACAGTGTACAAAAGTTTACCTTTATTCCTGATGCAACAAATACAAGTGAAGTGTTTACGGGTACTGCAGGTACTATTGTAGCTGACTTAGAAGGTGATGTTACAGGAACAATTCAAACTGCAGCCCAAACTAATATTACATCTTTGGGTACTTTATCTTCATTAAGTGTTACTAATAACATTACAGTTGGAGGAACTGTTGATGGTAGAGATATTGCAACGGATGGAACAAAGCTGGATGGGATCGAAGCTAGTGCGGATGTAACCGATGCGACAAACGTAGCGGCGGCGGGCGCACTTATGGATAGTGAAGTTACTAACCTTGCGCAAGTAAAAGCTTTTGATAGTTCGGACTATGCTACGGCTGCACAAGGTACTACGGCTGATGCTGCAATGCCTAAGACTGGGGGTACGTTTACAGGTGCTGTGACTCTTCTTAACACTGGAGCTGGCTCAGGTATTTCACCCTATCTAAATTTAAAAAGAGATAGCTCAAGCCCTGCGGCAAATGACTATTTAGGGGCGTTAAGGTTTTTAGGTGAAGATGGGGCGTCAAACGAGACAGTTTATACTTCGCTTGTAGGTAGAATTACTGACGCTACAAGTGGGTCTGAAGATGGTCGCCTTGATATCTACCAAGCAACAGCAGGAGCAGGCACGCTAACGTATGTTTTGCGTAACAATAAATTACAGCTTAATAACGAGCAGACGATAGAATGGACTAGCCACGGCGGCACTATCTATGAGGTTACACTGGCTGCTGCTACCCCATCAACCGACCGCACAATTACTTTGCCTGACGCAACTGGTACAGTTGCAATTACTGGTGCGGCACAGAATGTAGACTTTGGCACTGTCACGGCTGATGGGCTGACGACTGGCGGTAATATTTTCTTTGATAGCACTTCTGGGGCATTACGCTTCAGAACTACAGAAGGAATTGAAAAGGCAACCGCACGCCTTGCGACTAATGACCTAAAAATCGAAACTAGCGGTCTTGCAAGAACATTGTTTGCAGCTAACGGCGACATCAGCTTCTACGAGGACACAGGCACCACGGCAAAGTTCTTCTGGGATGCGAGTGCTGAGGCACTTGGCTTAGGCACTACAAGCCCTACTAATGGCAAGATAGAAATATCAAATTCCACTGATGGTTATGAGAGCATCCGTGTTAGTGATAGCCGTGCAACTCCCTCTGCAAACAAGCGCACTATGGACTTGCGCTATACAGGGACAAACGGACGCACGGCATCAAATACGCAGATGCTATATTTGTATGATAGTAATGCAAGCTCTACTCAGCCGTTTATTCAAGTAGACGGAAGTAGCAGCACACATCTTGTGCTGGACAGCAGCGGTAATGTTGGGATTAATGAAAGCAATCCTTCGTTTAAGCTTGATGTTGAACAGGTTGGTGGCGATGCAATCAGAATAAACGCAGGTAATGATTTTTCTGGTTTGCGTTTGACAAGCACGTCTGGTTCGTGGTCATTAAGAACATCAACGGCAGATGCTATGATTTTCTATGATGTATCTTCTGCCAGCGAACGCATGCGCATCGACAGCAGTGGTAATGTTGGGATTGGGACGAGTTCTATTGCTGCAAAAGTACACATTGAAAGTGCATCAGCGTCAATAACCCCTTCTGTTCATGCCGATGAATTGCTTGTAGAAGGTTCTGGAAACTCAGGTATTACAATTGGTAGTGGAACATCTTCTGAAGGAAGCTTGCGTTTTGCTGATAGTGGTGGCGATAGTCGTGGTCAAGTAAACTATAGCCACTCTAATGACAGTTTAAGGTTTTATACAGCAGACAGTTTAGCCGCAACCATCGACAGCAGCGGTAACTTGCTGGTGGGTAAGACTTCTGCGGACAATACAACAGCAGGTGGCTCAATCTTTGCTGGTGTTTCCTCATTTGTAAATGATGGTGCAAGAGCATTAACACTTGTTCGTAACACATCGGATGGTGACCTCGTGGAGTTCCGCAAAGGCAGCACCACTGTGGGGAGTATTGGGACTAGTGCAGGTAATTCTATTTATGTTGGTACTAGTAATGTTGGCGTAAGATTTTCTAACGTAAATGATGCTATTTACCCTATGACAACTAGTGGTGTTAACCGAGATGCTGCGACTGATTTGGGGATTTCTAGTGTACGCTTCAAAGACCTCTACCTCTCTGGAACTGCAACTGCAAACTCGTTTTCTGGCGATGGTTCTTCTTTGACAGGTATATCAGCATCTGCAGAGGATGGTATTTTCTGGGAAAACGATCAGGCGGTAACAAGCAACTACACCATCACAAATAACAAAAACGCCATGAGCGCAGGGCCAATTACAATCAACAGCGGCGTCACAGTCACGGTTGGTGATGGTGAGGCATGGACGGTGGTGTAATGGCAGAGATGCACCTTTCATCTGACTTTGGCTTGCAGTGGGGCAACGTCACAATCACCCCGAGCGAACTTGCACAGAACATACTTGGCATTGACCTTGTTGATGGTCTGCTTGTGTTTGACGGAGTGAAGGTCGTCAATGATCCAGACAGAGAATACATTACCGACAGTCGTGGTGACAGGTACATGCTGGTTGATCTTGTTGAAAGGATTTTAGGTAAATGAGTACGCTTAAAGTAAATACGTTAGAAGAAGCAACGTCAGGCGGTGCAACTTATTTTACAGCAAAGGCTTGGGGAACTTTCACTGGAACAGCTACTACGCCCGTTATGAATGACGCTGGAAATTTCTCTAGTAGTATCACGGACAGCGGTACAGGTCTGTATTCTGTTACATTTACCAATTCTTTAGCGGATGTAAACTATGTTGTAACTTTAGGTGGAACAAGAACAGACAGCAGTACGTCTATTTGGGGTATGCGAGAATCGTATAGTCGCACTACGTCTGGTTTCTCTATTAAAACCATGAAGTCCGACACAACTTCAGTAGACCATACAGTAGTTTCTATAGCAGTAGTTAAATGACAAGGAATAAAGAGGTGGCAAAATACCGTGTAATATTCGATGACCCAGACCATCTTGATGAACCCACCAAGGTTCTAGTGCCAAGTCAAAACTGGCTTGATATGGCAATGTCTGGCGGTCTGCCCCCGATTTGGGTTTATTGGCAGCTTCAAGACGACGAGCAGAAGGCTATCGCAGAAGGGCGTCACAGAGAGTTTAAGCACGATCCTGAGAAACATGCTTTGCAATTTACAGCCCCAAGGATTGGCCCCCTCACAGAAGAGGAAGCAATGGAATATCTGGTAATGAAAGACTTGCCACGGCGTTGTTGGGCAGAGGAACACAACAGGCCCATGTTTAAGATTGTGAGGACAGAGCAAGTACCGTCTGATCGACAATTCCGCAACGCTTGGGAGATGGTAGCATGAGTACATTAAAAGCAGACACACTTCAGGACACAAGCGGTAATGAGTTTTATCAAGCAAGCCAAAGTATATTAAAAGTAGACACACTTCAGGACACAAGCGGTAATGAGTTTTATCAAGCAAGAGTTTGGAATGTTTGGAACCAAGTTGGTACTCAA